GTATCGTAGAGTGAATAATAACGAATGGAGATGAACATGACTGCTTTTGCTAAAACCAACTTCGAATACCACGGTGGATACCTTCACTACAACACTGGCACAGAACGCAAGTTCGTTGCTCGGTTCAAGCATCGTGGTCCGGTCACCAAGGCCAAGTTCCAAGCTGCTTTGATTAAGCACTACACGGTCGAAGAATACTTCAGCCGTCTCGGTGGAGCCTATAACCCGATGGGTGAAGCTCCTCTCCAGATCCTCATGAACGATGAGATCCTGGTGTTCGACAAGGACGATCTCGGTCGTGGTTTCTTCACTCTTGATGGAAAGGTTCTCTAATGGAAATTGGTTATGCAATTGTCGGTGACGGCAAAGAAGGTTTCAAGTTCTTCGGCGAGACGTTTTGCGCAAAGGACGAAGCTTTTTATTGGGAAAACTGTGGATACCGCGCAGTTCCTGTTAGTGTCGAGATGACCGACGAACTCAGAGAGTTCTACTTCTACTAAAATAGTTGTGTACATATTATCGAATATGTGGTAGATTGACTTATACGATGGGAAAGACTCGAGTGGTCTTTCGTAAATTGCTGAATTGCAGGGTGGACTGTCTTTCCCATCGTATCTTTTTGGAGTATATGAATGAGTAAAATGATTTTAGCCTTTTTGGCCATCTTCGGTATAGTGTTCCTGGGTATCCAGGGTTTCATTGCTGCGAGTGGCCGAGAAAAACTTCAGCTTGCCAAGGTGCTGGGGTATAGTTTAACGTGTTCTACCCTGGCATTGTTGATTGTTACTACTATTGTTATTTTGTTTTAAGGAAATTATACTATGAATCGTATTGCTAAGTTTGCTGTTCTCCTCGCTGCTGGTTCTTCGCTTGCTGCATGTTCGCGTATCGAAACCGGTGAAGTCGGTGTTCGGCGTTCGTTTGACAAGACCATTGAAACCACAGAACTCCAGCCAGGATCTGTAAACCAGACCCTCTTTGGTGATGTTCTGACTTTCCCGACCAAGGACGTTCAGGTTGATGTTGCGGATCTCACTCCGTTGGCATCGGATAACTCGACTATTGCTGACTTTGATATGTCGGTGATCTACTCAGTCAATCCTTCCAGTGTTGCTGAAATCTACGTTGCTAAGAACCGTGGTTTCCATGCTGAGAACGAAGACGGTGATACTCTCCTGATGTATAACTACGTTCGTCAGTTGGGTCGTAATGCTGCCTATAAGGTTGCTCGCAAGTACGAGTCGCTCAAGATGGCTGACAACCGTGCAGAGATCGAACAGCTGATCCGTCAGGAAATCACTAACCAACTTGCTAATGAAAAGCTTGATGGTGATGTGGTAATTTCGCAGGTTCTGGTTCGTCAGATCACTCCTGCTAAGAACATCGTTCAGTCTGCCAACCTTCTGGTTCAGAGCATCAACGAGAACAAGCGTAAGGAAGTCGAAGTCGGTACTGCTAAGCTCGAAGCACAGCGTATAGCTGCTCTGAATGCCAACGCTGGTGCTACCAAGTACATGGAAGCAACTGCTATCGTAACGATTGCTGAGGCTGTTGCTGCTGGCAAGGTCAATACGATTGTTATCCCTTATGACTTTAAGGGCATCGTCAACGTAAAGTAACGATGTACAATTAATTGGTGGTGGTGTATAACAAAATCTGGAGGAAATTATATTATGACAATGCATCTTCTGGGTCCTGCTTACACCACCACCAATAACCGTAAGCGTAAATCAAAGTCTGTGACTGTCACTGCCAAATACGCTCAAGAGTTTCTCGACTACAACAAGCAGATGAAGAAGCTCGGTATCAAGCCGAAAACATTTGACGAGTATGTTGCATATCGTCAAGGCCGGTACAAGCCTACTCTTCGTGGCACAAAGATGCCGGAGTATAATGTATCTGATCACCGACAGAAGTATCCCTCACAGGTCGATACCGGTGTTACCTTTGCCAAGAAGCCGAACGTCTATACAGGTGAACGTCTGGTCGGCATTGCAACCATGCACAAATCAAACAGCGTTCCTGTCTTCAGTCAGGAAGATGCCATCGAGATCGCAAGAATGCGTCGTGGCTAATTTTTGTTGTGTACTAATATTCCTGTTTATGCTATATCTGATATTCTAGTAAAGGAGATATATTATGGCCAATCCGATTAAAAAGCCGACTCTGTCTGACGGCACAGGTATCAACCTTCGTACAGTTCTGGCATATGCTCGTTCGGCACAACGAGCATTGGAACTAGAAGGCGAAGAAGACTCGGCACTTCGGTTCGAGTTGTTCGCAGACTATCTTGAAAAAGACGTAGCCAACGGCAAGCCGTTCGGTTTCACATACAAATCACTAGGACTATAAATTATGCTTATTGAAACTCCGTATAAAGTCACCGACATCGTCACGCTCAAGGTTCTTGGCGGTGATGAGGTTGTTGGCCGTCTAACTGCTATCGAAGGTGGTAATGTCACCATCAACAAACCGCATGCCGTTATGATGGGCCAGCAAGGTTTCGGTCTTGTTCCTTATATCATGACTGCTGGACCTGATGTCAAAGTTGAATTCAAGTCTGAACATATCTTCAGTGTTGTCAAGACGTTCGATGGTGTTGCCAAGGAATACATCAAACAAACAAGCGGGATTGTGGTATGATCGTTCAAAACGCAGCAAGTTGTAACGGATGTGGTGACTTTATTGTCTCGAAACACCGTCATGACTTTGTAGAATGTACATGCGGCGGCATTGCTGTCGATGGTGGTCAGGAATACCTGCGTCGAGTAGGTGGCCTCGAGCCAGGTTCATATAACGATCATTCTTGGTCCCTGCCTGATAAGTTGTATTTCGACTGTGCTGATGCCGCTGGTGTTGCTATGGATAGCGGTCGTAACACCAAAGGTGTGGCCAATGCCGTGATGCGCAAGCTTCGTGAAGCCGGTCGTGTTATTGCCGAGGATGAACAACGTATCATTGCACACAATCCTCGCATGGATGAGATCATGGTTGAAGAAGCCGATGGCAGTTTCAATCGTTATAAAAAGGTTGTAGAATGAGAGACGAAGATTATGACTTCGTAGATCAAGGCGCGGTCGATGATCTCATTAATGCGTGTATCCGTCTTCGGCCATACCTAGATGCTATCGTTTGTTATGCTAGCACGATGGATGAACACGAACCTAATAAAATAGTATATGATTTTAATAAAGCATTGGATGAGATACGTCATGAACCTTGAAATTGAAATTGAAATTGAAGCATACGAAGGTGAACTCAAGTCTCTGAGAGAGAAGGTTGCCTTGTATGACAAGATCTTCCTCCACTCCTTCGCTGCTGATAAGGTAGGCAACATCTACTTTATCTGCGGTGAAGGCGGTGAGAAGGACAAGAACAACCTTCCTAATAAAATCCATGTTTGTCCGGCATATGGATGTGATTGGTTTCAAATTTATGAAAAGACGGACAAAACTTTTGGACCTGAATGGTAAGGAGAATTATTATGGGTAAGATTACTGTTGAAGTCGATTACGACTCATTGTATAGTGTTATTGTCGATGAACTAATTCAGACGCGTACTAGTTTGCTTGAAGACTATGTACGTGGCACAAGCATGGTCTTCGATCTTGATCCTGAAGAAGATCGTAAGCGGCTTGGTGAAATGATTAAGGCTATGGAACTAGTTGTCGATTGGTTATCAGTTCCAGGAACCTATACCTTCGATCCGCTCCCGGAAGTTGAACCGGTACAACCACGTGATCTAGGTAACTAATCATGGCTAAGTATCTCGTAGAGACCATCAGCCTGTTTCGGATGCGTTATGTCGTTGAGGCGAACAACGCATCCGATGCTAAGGACGAAGTCACCATGAATGAAGGCAATCTTCGCGAGTTCTCTCAGTTGCATGTTGATGAGATGATTACGTCTACTCGCGAGATCGATCAGGCAGAGTATCTTCGTCTGTTCGATGAAGACAACGATTATCTTCAAGAGTGGGATGAAAGTCTTAAACTCAGTTGGGTAAATGTGATTGACTATGACAAGTGATAACTATTTGTTCATCTTTATACTTTTGCTGTGTACATTAACTGGCTATCTTGTTACTGTGAACAGTATCACTCCAGAAGAGCGTGATGAAATGTTGAACGATAAGGAAATGTGGCCTTAAAGGCTTTTAAGGTACTTTTTCATTGTTGTATGATTTATATCATGGTGTATA